CTTCGACATTCTGACAATGGATGCTGTTGTAGCAGACAGCAGTGCTTTCATCGCAGAGGGTGACGTGCTTGCAGAAGCAAAGTCTGCTGAGGTGAAGAAGATCAAGGCCATCCCCAACGGCTTGACTTATTGTGACAACGTACTCGATCCCGATGCGTATGCCATCGACATCGACTATATCTGGAACTGCATGGAGAAGCCAGTTCTGGAGCGTCGTATGCCGCCTCTGACTGCCAGCCTGAAGAAGGCTCTTCGTGACAACGAGTGCTATTTCCGTTTCAGCAACCGCAAGTAAACTAAAAGGAGATTAGATTATGAGAGACATGAATCTTTATGGTATCAGTGGTCTGCATCAGTATGTGGACGCTGAGAACTTCGGTCTGATCCTCGACAACGTGAATGCCAAGTACAACCGTGCTATTTGGCGTCAGTTTGCTTCGTGGGGCGAACCGACCGACGACCGCGAGTGGAAGCAGGGTATCAAAAAGACCCCAATTCTGGTACGTGCCAGCGTACTCGGTACTCATTCTGGCAAGCCGCAGCGTAGTACCCTCGGTTGGGAACTGTACGGTGGAACACTGCCACAGGTAGGTCACGGCTTCAACATCACCAAGGATGATATGATTGAGTTGCGCAAGGTTGCAAAACTCAGCAATCTTACCTTCGGTGAGGCTTTGACCGACAGCTTCATCACCAATTCGGATGCAATGCTCGGTGGTGTTCACAACGAACTTTCCTACATGGTCATGCAGGCTATGTCAACTGGTGAAATTCACGATGTTGCCGTTGACGGTGCTCGTTATGACTTCAAGTTCCAGATCCCCGACGAGAACTTCCTGTCACCTGACACTGGTAAGGATTGGTACATTTGGGACACCACTGGTGCTACTCCCAAGTTGATTGCCAACACCTCTGCTGATGTCATTGAGGACATTCTGACTTTCCAGAAGTATCTTACCGATACTCTCTCGCTGGGTGTTGACCACTGGAAGTTGTCGAAAGACCTTCTGGATAAGATCGTTCTTCATCCCTCTGTGCTGACAGCTTACAAAGCCAGCAAGAACTACTTCCATCCCGAAAACGTGAAAGTCGTTCGCACTGACGTTCTGAACTGGATGCACAACGACATGAAGGTATGGCCATTCCAGGAGATTGACTTCAAGTCACGTCACGAGGAAGATGGCAAGCCAGTTGCCGACGACCCCGCATTCGACATTCACAACATGGTTGCTGCAAGTCGCGCATATCGACCCTTCGAAATGAAGTGCATGAACAGCATCCTCATTGACCGTGTGAAGATGGGCGGTCTCGATCCATCGACCCGCTACTCATTCGTTGAAGGTCGTATTGCCGTGCGTAACTCATGGCAGGAAGACCCCATCCTGAATGTCATTGATTGCGAACTCTACGCTGGCCCCGTTTTCAACAACGTACACGACTACGCTATTGCAACGGTTTGGAAAGAGTACGAGCCTTAATCTCTTAGTGAATTGATACTATGCCAACAGCTTGTGACTACACTATAGAGACCTATCTGAGAGGCAAAGTCCGTAACATTGAGGTTACGGACGATGCCCTTCAGAGCATTCTCGCGGAGTTGGAGATTGATGATGGCGCAGAGTATGCCAGTTTGAGTCAGAAGCAGAAAGATTTGGCTTTGGCTGGTCTGTATGCTTGGATTTGTACGAGTCCTACTCAGTCTTCAAAAGTTTCCGATGAAGACGGTGACTGGTCTCATTCCGAAGGTGGTGAACAGATGTCGGCTACCTCTTTGAATCGCTATATGCGTATGGCGAATGCTATCTACAAGAAATATGGTTTGCCTTTGCTCGGAAGCAACAGATGGGGCTTCAAGGGCAGTGGCTTCCGTAAAATCCGCAGATACCCGAAATAGTTATGGCACGAATCAAGAACCCTCGTTTTCCTCATACGTGTAAGATTATCCGTTTCAAAAATTCTGAGCCGATGGCAGATGAAAAGTTTGACGATGATGATCCTATGCGTGATGAAACAGAAGAGCCAGTTGTGACCGAACAAGAATCGGAAGAAACTTATCAGTCGCAGGGTGGAACTGTTATCTACGAGGGAGTTTGCAGGAGTGATAACAAAGCCGTTACGTCGGACAATGGAGACTTTAACGTATCGTACAGAACACTCGCATTGCCTTTGAAACAGGACGAATGGACGGATGAAACTATTCCTCTTGAGGGTGATAGAATCGAGTTACAGCGATTCGGGTACAAAGAATACGGAATTGTAGTTGACAAACGCCCAAGCAATTTAGGAACTCATATTCTCTGGAAGTATGCCCGTAACTAATCGTCAGATTGTTCACAATGCCATTGCAAACTATAAGCAGGCTATCTTTGATGAAGTCGAGAAGCGTTGCCGAAAGTTCTGTACCGACTTGTGTCAGGAAGCGATAAAAGCGCGTCAAAACGCAGAGGGCGCACACAACTTTACAGGAAACTTGTTGAACTCTATTGTTGTTTGCCTTTACAGGAATAAAGAGCCTATCAATGCTTACTACGCAGCACAGTATGTACCGAAAGCCATTCAGGTAAAGATGCGTCAGAGGTCACGTAAGCATTATAAGTTTAACCCAGACTACGACGGTGACAACAGTCGTTACCTGCCAACAGTTCAGACTAATGGTGGTTGGGGTGAAGACGATGCACGAAACTTCTTTCAAAACTACGTACCGCAAGGTAAGAACCTGTTTGACATTGTTGTCGCCTATCCCGTCGAGTACGGTCAATGGGTACAGATGCAGCGAGGCACTACTGGTATTATGCAAGCCTACGCATTTGCGGAAAGTGTTGGAACAACTTATTTGCAGTTACCAAGGAAATAGCAGTTATGGCAGTTAAGAAGTCTATACTCTACCTCATTTACGATGATCTGTCAAAGGCGGTCAAAGGCATCGGAAGCAAAACTTTTTTCGGTCGCCCCGAACCCGTTGGTCAGGACATCGCAAACTTTATCGTAATAGACATACCTACGGAAATCCGTAGCCGTATCAAGGGCAGTTACGATATGTCGGTAGATTGTTGGGTTGTCTTCTCTGTCTTCTGCAAGGCGAAGACTGATCGAACACTGAACATCAATGCTCAGAGCGAATTGACCCAGAAAGTCTTAGACCTTTTCCCGATTAACGGTAAAACTATTGTCGCCACCAATCCGCGTGTGTTGATGCAGGGATTCGACGAGACAGGCTATCAAGTCACTCAAATCACTTTCAAGTTGCGAACTAAGTTCAATTCGAGGAAGTAATAAAAGAAATATTCACAAACTAAATACTTTACGACTATGGCATTTACAAAGAAAATCACGATGCAGGATGATGTCTTCAGTGGCATTAGTTCTGTCTTTGCTATCAATGGTGGTCTTCCTGACGGACTCGACTGCTCTCAATCCAATGGTGTAGAGTTTCCCGTTTCTGACGAATCGGGTTTCAACTTTGACACTGGTCAGCCCAGCATTGAGCATTTCAAGGTTAAGGGTATGAACGCCGATTGGGTGAACACCTTCACTCCTGGCGATGGTGAGATTACTCTTGAAGTTCCTTGCCACAATACCGACATTCTGACTCTGTGTGGCTTCGAAGGTACTGCTGCAAGTCCGAAGATTCCGGGCTTCAATGGTACTGGTAAGTCTTATCCTCTGTCTGCAAAGGCTGTCTATCTCGGTCTTCTGATCCTGAACGACACTGAGGATAAACTTCTCTTCATCAAGAAGGCGAAGTTCATGGCTCAGATCATCTTCGACGGCTCTAACAAGCCTCTGTGTGTTGTTCTGACTGGTAACATTGCCAACGGTGCTGCTACCGATGCCTTTGGTATCGCTAACCTGTCTGCCGTTTAAGCCAGTCTAAGGCAAACGCATACTCATAGCATTAGGGGCAGTGGTAGTGTTGGTGCTGCCACTGCCCTAATTTTTTAAATACGAAGTTTATGAAAGAGAACGAAGAAGAGAGAGTTGAACAGCCGTCATACGACGCTCAGCAACTATATCTGTCGATGATTAGTAACGATGCTGATGAAGTAGGAATACTCCGTACCAAGAAGAAATACAAGATACGTTGGTTGAAGAATGGTCAACTGGAGAAACTTTCCCGCTTGCTTCTGCATAAAAAAACTATCGACGAAAACAAGACTACTGGTAGTGAGGTGATGGATGCCATACTTGAAGATACGAAGTTGGCTTGCAAAGCCTCTGCCATTATCCTTCTTGACGGGTACTGGAAGTTAAAGTTTCGGTACTGGTATCTCTGGCGTTGGTTCTACTATGTTCGCCAGTACGACAATATCCAACTGCATGAAATTCTCGAAGTTGGCAAAAAAAAAGTTCCGCTGAATCAGTTCTACGCGACTATCATGTCACTGACAGAGGCAAAGGATACGCTGATGAGGATGAGAGCGAAGGAAGTCGAAACTATCCTTCACGCACCAAATATGGTTCAGCCTTCTCCGACCGAAAACAAAGACAGTGGCTCGTAATGCCGCGATATTTCTTTTTCGGTTTGGTTAGAGTGCAGATGTATGAATGGTATTGGGGTCACACAGCGGCTCAGATTCAGTTGATAGATATTGACCAACCCATTACTGTTTACAAGATGCGTGATTCCAGTTCTGGATTGAAGCCAGGTCAGAAAGGTTACAAGCCCAATGCGAAGAAACTTGAAAAGACCGTTGAGGACTGGAAGAAGCGTAAGGCAGCGAGAGAAAAACGAGGAATCCGACTTGATAAGTTTTTGCTAACTGGTGAGAAAGTTCCTGTAACAGACAATACTAAACAAACTTAGACAAAGAATAGATATGAGTGATTTAAACCCATTGGCTTTCAAAGTTGCCATCCAAGACGAGGCGACAAACCAATTAAATAGCATAGAACAGGCTTTTGACAAGTTAAAAGACAAGACCATCACTGTAAAAGTTGAGGGTCTTTCGGATTTGCAGCAACTTTTATCTGTTTTACAGCATCAGCAGGTACAGGAGGTAGGAAAGAATGTTGGCAATGCCATCAATGAGGCTACAAAGAATTTGCAGAAGGAGGCTCAGGATGCTGTTCGCAAGTCTCTTGGTGAGTTGGCGGCTAATCTCGTAGCGGTCAAAGAAGCGATTCAGCATGACAACTTTACTGCTTTCTCAAAGCGCATAGATGCTTGTGCAACGTCCATGAATACCCTTAATGAAGCCTTTGGCAAGTTCAAGATTACCATTGGCTCAGACGAGGGTATGCGAAACTTTATGACTGGCTTGGGTGAGGTTATCAGGAATGTCCGTAACACGATGGGTATGCTGAACGGAAGTTCTACGGCAAGTGTTACGCCCGATGCCATGTCTCGCAGTGTGAAAGTTGCAAGGCATGAAACAGAACGCCTTAATAACGACTTGGTACGCGCTCAACGTACCATCGAAACTTTTGGCGACAAAGGTTTTAACGTAGCCGCTTTGGAGCGTTATAAGACGGCACTTATTGACGTCAGGGAGAATCTTCGCCTTATCGAAAGAAATGGCGGTGTTCATCCTCTTTCTGGCTTAACTGCTTCACAGTATTTGAGTAGTGAAGACGCGACCCGTGTTGTTTCTCTGTTAAAGACAGAACTCAGTTACTACAACAATATCAGCAGAGAATTGGAGCGTATCACCAAACTCCGTAGCACATTATCGTCAGTCTTGGCATCGAATCCAACCACACCGTTCCGTAGTGACATCACAAATGCCATTACAGGACTTGATCTGAGAGAAGGTCTGTTGGCGAGACAGGGAGCGCGTGATGCTATGCAAACTCTCAATAGTGAAGCCTACAGACAGCAGATAACTGATGCCGTAAGTCTTATCTCAAAAGTTTCTGCTGAGAGCAGACAATCAGCGAGAGACAATGCCCACCTTATTGAAAGTATGAGACGTGCGGGTATTGCCGTTTCAGATCTGGCTTCAAAGTTTGACAGACTGGAGATTGCGAAGATACGAGCCAATGCCGTAGATGCAAGGGTAGATACTTCTGCCTACGACAAAGCCGTAGAAAGAATGGAGCGTTACCGTCGGGTTCTGGAGTACATTGCAAAGAATGGCGGTCACGATGCAGACCGAATTACGAAGAGTGTAGGATATCGCAATGCCTCAAATGACCTAAATATTCAGGCAGCAGCGTTGAAAGCACTGACAAAAGAAGCGAATACTACAGCATCTGCCACTAACCAATTATCTGCCGAACAACAGAGACTTGCACAGGCTTTGGAAACCTCTACAAGTAAACTACATAATCAGTCTCAGGTATTGAGCGACCTAAAAACATTGGCTACTCAATACCTTGGTGTTTGGGGTGGTCAGCAGTTCCTCAATAATATTATTCAGATTGGCGGTCAGCTGGAAATGCAACGTCTGTCAATCGGTGCTATCTTACAGAACCAGGCACAGGCAAACGACCTCTTTAACAAAATCAAGGGATTGGCTACTCAGTCACCTTTCGGAGTCGTTGAACTTGACCAAATGACGAAGCAACTCACTGCTTACGGATTCAAGTACAACGAATTGTTTGACATGACTAAACGCCTTGCTGACATTTCAGCAGCGACGGGTACAGGTGTTGACCGTCTGGCTCTGGCATTAGGTCATGTCCGTTCTGAAGCCGCTCTTAGCGGTTACACCTTACGCCAGTTTTCAATGGGTAATATTCCGCTTTTGGAGAAGTTATCCGAGAAGTTGGGTAAGAGTAACGAAGAGATACGTAAGATGGTAAGGGCAAAGCAAATCTCTTACGACGATGTTGTAGGCGTGCTGAAAGATTTGACCGACGAGGGCGGTATGTTCTACAATATGCAGGAAGTCATATCCCAGAGTGTCAAGGCGAAGTTCAAGAACGTCAAAGACGCTATGGATATTATGTACGGCGAAATGGCTGAGGGTGACATTGGTGAGGCACTGAAAGAGGTTGCCGATGTCTTGATGGACGTTACCCGCAACTGGAAGGATGCCGCCACCGTTCTTGGTACTGGTACTGCTATGTGGGCTTTGCATAGGGTTGCAGTTCTGGCTAACATTGCGACGTTGGGAGAGCACAATGCCGCTACGTTGAAGTCTATTGCCGCTTTCAGAGCACAGGAGGCACAACAGTTGAGAACTGCATCAATGTATCGTGTGTTGTCAGCAGCAGAGCAACAGCAGATTGCCATATCAAAACAACTGACAGCGAGTGAACGGTTAAGGATTGCATTGGGGCAAAGTCTTTCAGCAAGCCGTATGCGAAACCTTGCCCTTGGCCGTCAGCAACAGGTGATGGACTTAGCCCTTGCCCTGTCTTCAAAAAAACTTACGACGGAAGACATTGCCCGACTGGTTGCTTTGGGAAAACTTTCAAAGGCACAGGCAAGACAGATTCTAAAACTTGCTGATTTAACCGCTGCTGAGAGGACCGCTGGCATTGTCGCAGTGAACAATATCCGTACCTATGGTATCTTTACGGGTGTTGTCAATCGCGCTGCAATAGGCGTAACAAAGTTAGGTCTCGCTCTGAAATCCCTTGTGTTCAATCCCGCTACGTTAATGATGGCAGGAGTGACTGATATCATGTAGTTGTGGCAGAGGAATAGGAGGGAAATGGAAGCCGC